ACCATCTGATAATGTACCATCACTCGTTGTAAGAGTATGTGTTGTACCAGATAAGGTTATCGCACCTATACCATTAATAGCTCTGTCGAGTATATCTAAGTTATTGTTTGTGGTTGTACCCCAAGCTCCCGCTTGTTCTCCAGCACCTATTTTTTCTATACCACTATTGGCTGTATATGTACTTGCCATGTTTACCTCACACTTCTATCTCTGTCCAAGTCTCTGACCCAGACGGAGTTACTGTTGTCCAACTTTCTGTACCACTTGGTGAAATGGTTGTATATTCTTCTTCTGTTGCACCTGCATTGATGTTTTCATATAATAAACCACCTGTAGATGTTTGTGTCATATTAAAATCTTTTGTTGCGACACCTGATCCTATCATAATACCATTTGATGTTTCTGTAAATGCAGATTCCATACTAGATACACCTAGATTAACTAAGAAACCTGTTGATTCGCTTTGCAGTCCACTAAAGCTCATTTCGGCATTTGTACTGCCAGATATATATATTCCAGCCGTTGTTGCTGTAAAGTTGCCATCCATTGTGGCAACACCAGACATAATTCCTACAGCTGCATTAGTACTTGATGATATACCACTTTGTTCTGATACACCAAAGAATAAAATTCCTTGATTTGCTATCGAATGTTCAGCAAATGTAGAAGCACCTAACATTATATTACCTCATTAGGAAAATTGTAGATAGGTGCATTGCCTGTTCTCTTACCATCACTATCTTTAGGTACATCAAATAATAGTTTAAAAGCATTTAAAGTTTCACAATCTTTAATTTTAGTTTCTATAGTATCTGCGGCAACTCTTACATTTTTTCTGTATTCTGTTATTTTGCTTGGTATAGCTTTTCCAGAATCCATGTTTCTAATTATATACCAATCTGTTTTGCTTAATAAATTACTAGCTGTTGTTTTTGTCTGTGCAATCCAAATTGATTTTAGACCTAGTGTAACTATTTGTTTACCAGTCATTTGGTCAATTACAGCCTTGCCATCTCCATCAACTACATTTTCATCTGCTAGTTTTCTTTCAACATCTTTCGACCAATAGAATCTGTTATCATAACTTGTGTCAACATCATCTTCCCAAGTTAAACCAAAGCCTTTTTTGTCTTCGTCAGACCATATCATCCAGTTGTTAGGATGCTTTGTGCCATTACTGTCAGTCCAACCCTTACCTGCTTTAAGTTGTACATCCCCATATTTCCAAACCATTTTATTGTCTCCTATTTTGCATTAGCATATTTAAATGGTTGTTCAGCAAATGCTGCGTATGTTATCAACTCACCACTTCCATTTTCATATACATCGCCACTTCTTAATTTAAATCCATTGGATAAAAAATCCATATCATATTCATTAGTTACCTCTGTTGAATTTGAATTTGGTAATAATATATGTCCACCTGAATCATTTGTTGGTTGTCTTGCTATATCATGCAATCTCCAATCGGCACTTCTATCAGTATTTTTAATTAAAACCCACGCAGGTCTGAAGCCTGTGTAAACAAACGTACCGTCTGCATTTCCATTACCAGTAAAGTTGGCAAACTTTGAGTAGCCTTCTATATCTGCAAAACAATAAGCTATAAAAGGTGAAGATGCGTTTACACCACCATAAGTACCAATAGATAAAACTGTTGATGTTGGTATAGTACTATTCCAATATGACGCATTATTTAATTCAGCACCATTAGAATTTAATTCAAGTAATCCAGTTGTTGGTGTAGCTAAGTCTTTATGCCAAACTGCCCAACTTGTTCCTGTATCTCTAATTTTATATATAACCATATCAGGTGTTGCACCTAATCCATGAGCTACTGTTGCATTACTACCAGTTCCAGTATAAGTAACAATACTAAATCCTGCTGTAGTATTTGCTTGATACACACTATCTATTGTACCAACACTTGTAGCACTTGCATCATTAGTAGTTGTTGTGCCACCATTTGCTTTCCAGTTCCAAGCAACATGAGTGTGACCTGAGTTACCATTCCAAGTACCTGAACCACTACCTGAACCAACAAGTGTAAAGCCACCATCAGTAGCACCACTTGATGATGGAGCATCAAAACTTGATACTCCATTAGAATTTGTTTCTTCATCATCTGCAGTATTTGCAAATAATTCTTTTGTTGAACCTCGTGAAGAATCAACAAGCACATGGTTATCTCCTGATGAAGCTCTTTTTTTACCCCATATCAAATCTGGTTTAAATGAAAGTCCAACACCTGCACCATCGGCTCTGTCATGTATTATGTGACCAGAAGCAGTTGCTGTCCAAGTTAATATATCAAAATGGTCACTTGCTTGTGTCAAAGAATTAGGACTTATGGTTGGTTCGGGTAGGTTAGATGTACATAATGCTAGAAAACCTGATGGTGGAGCATAGTAGAAGTCACCTATACCATTTGAATCTTTATTTCCTTGTGCTGTTTCTGCTCCTGCAAATGAACTGTCCTGACCAAAGTTAAATATGTGTGCTAAACCTGATGTGCTATTGCCATAAAAAGGCATCATGTGTTCATCTGTAGGTACATTTGTAAAAGCGGCATTACTACCAGCAGCAGGGTCACCAGAAGCATAGTAAGTGCCATTTTTTCCTGCCCAAAACTTTCCATTATCTAAGTCAAAAGCAAGTTGTAATATATCACCACTTGATAACGCAGAACCATAAGACGATTCACCAGAGCCATTAGCTTTTTGACCATCTGTAGCCACACACCACAAATCACCAAAATTATGAGCATCATTTGTATACTGTGAAATAAATGAAAATGTAGTTTTACCCATGCCAAAAAAGTAATTACTTCCTGTGCCACCTGACCTAATTTCCCAATACCATTTACCACCAGTGACACCAAATGTTGTTCCCGTAGCATTATGGGCATTAGCAGGTGAAATTGCTGAAAGATTTCCTTCACTTAATGTCATTGAATCATTATCTAAAGGATTTAACGTAGCAAAGTTATTCTCAGGACAATCAGGCATATTACAATCAGAAGCGGCTATCCCACTAGAAGTAAAATGATTATCATTACCACTTGTATCAGCACCTATTGTACTTGCTGAACCACTACTAACACTTGTGTTTTTAAATTCTAGTCTATACCCTTCTGTGCCATATGAGCCAGTATATTTCTTTGGTATCCACACACCATTTTTTGTTTCACCAAATGAAGATGCCGCAACTTGTGTACCATCAACAAAGTTAACTTCTGCCATGTACCCATCAAAATATCTACCAGTACTATTTACGTTTCTTCCAATCCAATGTACATTATCATTATTAAAAAAAGTGTCATAGTCTTCAGGCACTTGTGCATAATATTGTCCAACAGCAGTTTGCAATGTACCATTTATATAAAATTTTACTCTATTCCCTGCTGTTGATTGTGTTGTATCAACTGCCATAACAATATGATACCATTGTGAGGTATCACGAATTGAAGCATTTGTTTCCTCTGAATAATCTGTAGCACCTACAGAAGTATAAAGTTGTAAAATATTTGCACCTGCAGTCAGTTGTGAGAGAGTTCTTAAAGTAGTAGCATCACCTCCAGAAGCACCTGCTGAAATTATTGGTGTATCATTTGAGCCACCAACATTATTTGCATCTAAAACACCTCTTTTAATCCAAGCACTAAAAGTAAAAGTTCTTCTATTACTTGCACTTGATGGTGTTCTATATAAATAAGCTGAACTGCCATCATCAAATCTCAATGACTGTGTAGCAATTTCATTGTAGAAATCGGGGTCATTAAAAAACTGAGATGAACCTGTTAAGTTACCTAGTAATGCCACTATGCAAATGCCCTCTGTACTGCTCCTAAGAGTATGTTACTAGCTGATTGAACTACATAAGGTATCATATCAACTGAACTAGCAGCCGTGCTAAGAGTTATACCCCCTGCACCTGCTGTCTCATAATCTGTGCCTAATGAAAGTGTTCTACTTCCTGTACCATCTTGTATACAGATGATAAACCCTGACTGACCTATCACTTCTGTTGTAGGGTTGGTAAGTGTTACATTACCTGTGAATGTTAAGATGAAGTTTTGATATTGGCTAAAGTCAAGTGCTACGTTACCTGTGTTAGTTGTGTCGGTAAGTGTATCTGCTCCACCTGCTAATAATGCTAAATCTGCTGCTTTACTCATTATTTGCTCTCCAATGCTGTAACTCTGCTAATCAAATCAGCAATTTGTGTTGCTTGTGTTTTGTTTTCTGTTTCAAGTGCATCATTCTTAGCTGATAATTCTTGTATTGCTTTTACAAGTATTGGAACAAATTTTTCATATCTCATTCCATATTGTTTTCCTTCGTCAACAGATGTTGTTAATAGATTACTTTTTTTATCTTTATCATATCCCTTTGTTTTTTCTAATACTTCAACTTCTTGTGCCTTAAAACCTATATCAAGCCAATCTTCTTTGTGTGTACCATCAGGAACTTGTTTACTGAAATCATAACCTTCTTCAGAGCTGTCACCATAATTTACTCTTTTATCCCACTTATATGTATATGGTTTTAAATCATTAACAAAATCTAAACCTAAATCTAAATCTTTAAAATCTGTTTTATCTCTTTCGTCTGATGCAACTGTAAGACTTACTTGACAATGAAATCCTGAAATATCAGAATCCCCTAAACAAATATTATTGCTTGTTGTAACTAATGCTCCTCCGGGTTTTCCACTTCTCCCTGCATCATTACCAATCGCAATGTTATTACCACCAGATGTAGTTTCTGCACCTGCACTATTCCCAACATAAGTATTATTATTTCCAGTAAGTGTTGAATTACCACCTGCTGAAATTCCAATACAAACTGAATTGTTAGGAGTTGTTGCGTTTTCCCCTGCCTGAATTCCTATAAAAACATTTTGAACTCCAGAAGTTATTGCTTGTCCAGCTTGATAACCAACTGCTGTGTTGAAATCTCCAGTAGAAACTTCTAATGCTTCTCTACCAATAGCTACACAGCCATCAGAACCACTTTGATTACTTAGAGCTTGCCAACCTACTATTACATTGTTAGAACCATTGTTAGCATATCCTGCCTGCCAACCAATAGCTACGTTATTACTTCCATCAGTTTGACTGTACATAGCTTCATGTCCAATCGCTACGTTTCTAATTCCAGTATTAGTTGCATTACCAGAATGAGAACCAATTAGAGTATTAGATGTACCAGTTGTTACTGCTACTCCTGAATTATATCCAACTGCTGTATTATGAGAATCTGTAGCAGAACTAAAATTCTGTGTAGTTAGTGCTTGATAACCTATTGCTGTACTTTTGCTACCTTGAGTATCAGTAGATAAAGCTGAGTGTCCAACTGCTGTATTGAAATCTGCGTCTGTCAATGCCAATCCTGCATTACCACCAAGTAAATTATTTTTAATTCCACTTGTAATTGCTGTTCCAGCTCTATATCCAACTGCTGTATTAAAACCGTCTGCTCCTGCATCTTGTATTTTTAATGTTTGATAACCAACTGCTACGTTATTCCCATGAGCATCTTCTGATGCTAATGCTTGATAACCCATCGCAGTATTTCCATCACCAGTAGTCAAAGCTGTTCCTGCTTCATCTCCAACTGCCACATTATAATTACCACCACTTGCAATAGAGTTACCTGCATTGACACCTGCTGCAAAGTTGCTTGTGCCTGCTGTTGATTTTATTATATCGCCACTAACTGTTAGATTACCAGACGCTGCTACATTGCCAGTTAAGGTAGATGTACCAGTAACAGATACAGTTCCAGCCATAACAATATTGCCATCAAACGTACCACCATCTGCTTTACTTACTGTATCTGCGGCACTAAAAACATCGTATGCTACAATAACTACTAAATCACTAACTGTCGCTCCCGTGCCTAAGACTATTGATGTACCACTAGTGGCAGTGTAATCTGCATCACCTAACTTCACACCATTTTGGTATACGTCTACAAAATTACTATCTTTGTAACTTAGTGTAGCACCCTCGGCTCCCGCACCACTGAATGTAGTCTGCGATGCTGTTGCAGTGTAGGTGTGTACTCTTCGTACTCCGTTAGATGGACTGACTCCTATATATGCCATTACTTACTCCTAAATACTACTTGCATCATCTCTCTGTTTGCGTGTCTTATAGTCACTTCTCGCAGTTACAAGTGCAATAAAGTCTGCTTGATTAGATGGTATTGCATCTGTGAAGCTCTCATCATTCATCAGCTTTGTAGTCCACTCTTGTTGCATACGTTTCCAACAGTTATTTATCTTTCCATTGATTGCACCATCTAACCACTCGTCTATGCCTTTGTTGTCCGATACATCATTGTATAAATCATTAGACAGAATCTTTTGTTGTAAATCTGTTAATGTTATTGTCTTTGTATGATTTGCCATTTTAATCTCCTTTATGATTGAGTTGTTTCACTCTTGGCTAACAGACTAAATAGCCTGAAAAATATGAACCTCCGTCAACATCTAATTGTGCTGTACCACCACTTTGATAGACACTTATTGTGGCTGTATCACTTGCGTCCATATCTGTTAACATATTAAGTGTAAATGACCAATAAGTTGGGTCACTACTAAAATTTGGTGTAAAAACTTCTGGGTAACTTCTATTTGATGTTGTAATTTGGACTTGATAATAACTTGCTGCAGTATCCAATGAATTAAGATACATATGAGCATTAAATTGATACCTACCCGTTACTGGTGCAGTAAAAGTGTGACTAGCAAAATCTGAATTTTGGTCAAATACTTCTGTGCCATTCCATTGTACTTCTGTCATAGTATTAATAGCAATATTTGTCTGACCTCCACTTGCTTTAATTAAAAAAGCAGATTGATTTGGCATAGTTACATGACCATTGGCATCAATTTTTAACATATTAGTAGCATCACCACTAACTGCTACATCACCACCATGTAGTTCTACAGAACCTATACCTTTAATTCTAAACACACCACTTGAACTATTATCACCAGTTCCAAATATCTGTGCTGTTACTGCCTCACTATTGTTTTGAAATTGTAAACCTAAAACTTGAGATGCAGAATCTCCAGTAGTTCTAAATGTCATTAAATCATTAGCACTGCCATCAATAGTAAAAGTACTTAAATCTCCTACACCACTACCTATTACTTTTGTTAATGCCATTCTTTACTCCTAGCCACAATACAAGGCACAAGGCACAGTATAGCTACCATCACTGTATGTTTCTTGCTTTATGTTTGTTAATACTTTACCTATAGTTTTGCTTCTTATGATGTCATCATCTTGTACTTTGGCAGTGCCATCACCATTAGATGAAAGTAAATCACCTGCTGAAACTGTTATGTCTTTGTTTATTCTTACTACATGAGTGCCAACAGCAGTTACATACATATCATTTACTGTATCATCATCATTATCCCAAGCTGCAAATACTCCATATACTCTTTTACTATCTGCTGTACCTGATATTTTGCATTTGGTGTGCTTGTTGTCCTTTTCTTTTATTATTTTTGCATCATAGTCTGTTCCACGATAAGTATGAGTTATTGTATCACCAACTTTCTTACCACTAGGTAAGGTAATAGAAGATTTAATGGTAGAACCATCAACAATAAATTCTGCTTGATACCAATCACACATCTCATCAATGGTTTCAATTACAGTTCCTTTAAGTATTGTTGGCTTTGAATTATCTGAAAGTCTACTCCAGTGTGAGGCACTAAATGCATTGTATGAAACTGTATTACCAGAGGTGCTAATAGTTCCTTCTTCTGTTCCTTGTGAATGTATACTTACGATAGCACCATCTTCATTACTTCTGTTAAATCTTCCAGCAACACCACCAGAACACGAAAATTGACCTACTCCTGCTAAAGCACTTCCATTGTTAGAACCTATAGATGAACCAACTGCATTGTTGAATACTGGGTCATCATCTGTTGTTCCAAACATTAAAACCCCTGCACTATCCATACGCATGCGTGCTGACCCAGCAGTATAAAAAACCATAGCATCACTACTATGGTCATATTCAAAAGCACCTCTAAATGGAGAAGATGTATTATCAGCAAATTGTATTCTTCCACCATTACCAGTACCACTGACAATAGTCATACCATTTTCACCTGATGTTGTTCCTATAACTAAATCTACTGCAGTAGACCCATAATCAGCAGGATTGTTATTTCCAATTCCAACAGCATCATTACCACCATCAACAAAAAGCATATTGGCGTTACCATTAGATTCAACTCTAAAGTCTACATCAGCAGAGCCTTCATTAAATACTGCACCACCATCTTGAGTTAATGCACCATCTATGTCCACGACATCAAGGTTAGTTGTACCATCTACGTCTATGTCACCTGTAAAAGTTCCATTAGTTGCACTTAAAGCACTTGTAGATGGATGGTCAACTGTAGCCACAGTTCTAAACAAATAATAAACAAATATATTATTACCAGAATTACTTGATGGTGCGGCAGTAAATGTTAATGTCGTTCCATTGCTCACTGCATATGCTACAGATGGCTCTTGGATAACACCATCTACAGATACAAGTATATCTTCATCTGAACCAACAGAGTGATCTAGAGTAAAGGTGGTATCAGAACCATCACCTGAATACACAGATGCTGCTTTACTAGCTACAAATCTATTACTTGCTGTATTACCTAAATAGGGCATTATGTAATCTCCATGTAACTCATGGTCACTGATAGCTTATCTGCAACAGAACAATCTATCTTTACTATATCTCCTACATTTAAAACTATCTTGTTTCCCGCCATAATTTCTACTGATGATCCAACAGGCACTGGTATGTCCTTCACTATATGAGCCGTGGTATTTTGTGTTTGAGATGTTTGTGTTGTCGTACTTACAAGTTGCACTGTTCCAGTAACTTGTGCTGTATGCACATTAGCCAGTGTTAATCCTAATACAATTATTGTACTTCCAGACTGAACTGTATAAAGAGTTTCTGGCGTTCCAGCAGAGGCTGGAGCAACATCTCTTGTAATTACTTTGAATGTATTTGCCATGTCATTATCCTAACGCTATTGCTAAAGCTGTAGCTTCATCTGCCGCTGCCGAAGCTGTTGTTGCACCTATGTCACTCAATACTTCACTAGCACTTCTGCCTTCTATTGCCGTACCTGCAACTCTTAAAAAATCATCGTCTGCCACACCACTTGTAAACTTAGGTACATTGTTATTTGATATACCTGTGGATAAAGTTGCAGTAGCAGTAATAGCAGTCCCATTTAATGTTATAGCATCTGCCTCTAATGTACCATCAAAGTCTCCATCTACTGCATCTATGTTGCCTTTAAATACTGTAGCTGTAACTGTACCACTGCTTGGATTATAAGTTAGATGACCATCCATCTCCAAACCAACATTACCAGTGCTAGATGTTGCATCTTCAACAAATGCAATTAAGTTTTCTTCATCTGTGCTTTCATTATCCGTTACTAGAACATGAGCAGAATTAGTTGCATTGGTTACAGTAGTTCCTGCAATTACAGTTCCTAAAGCCGTACCCGCCACTGTAATTGCATCAGCTTCTAAAGTTCCGTCAAAATCACCGTCAACAGCGTCTATGTTACCCTTAAATATAGTAGCCGTTACAGTTCCCGTACTTGGGTTATATGCAAAATCACCATCAGATTCCAAGCCTACATTGCCAGTAGCAGAAGCATCTTCTATAAATGGAATTAAATTTTCTTCATTTGTATTCTCATTATCTGCCACAGATACATGTGCTGCATTTGTTGCATTTGTTACAGTTACACCTGCAATAACAGTATTTAATGCTGTTCCATTAACTGTAACTGCGTCTGCTTCTAATGTACCATCTATATCGACATCACCAGATATATCTAAATCAGTAAAGACTGATGTGCCAGTAGCAGTTATTGTGCCTCCTACCGATGCGTTTCCACTTGCATCTAATACTATTGTTTTTGTCGCAGGTAAAGTACAGAACAATGTTCTTGTACCAGCACTCCAACTAACTGCACTATTAGAATTAGAACTAGATATAACTGTCGTTCTAGCTAAAGTAGTTCCAGAAGATGTAAATGTACCCAAGCCAACTTCAAAGTTTGTACCATCGGTACAACAATAGTATGTAGTATCTGCATTACTTAAATTAGCAGTAAAAGTTTCAAAACCTGCAACTGCACCGCCTAAAGTATATGTGCCAGTACCCGTTGTGGTTGTGGTTTCCTTTACTCTGTCTGATATTACTAATGCCATTATTTTAACTCTATAGTAAGATTCCCTGCATTAATTCTAAAAATATCTCCAGAAGCTATAACCTTACTAGCATCCAAAGCTCCCACAAATAATATATTACCACTACTTGAAGCATCTGCAATAATTACATGTGTTATTGTATTGTTTGTTCCACCTGATGCTGGAAACTCAATATTCGCTGCATTAGTTGCAGTTTGTGTATCTGTTGAGTCTGCACCTATGGTTGTCCAACCAGATGCTGCTACTTGCTGTCTTGCGTAGTTTGTAAAGTTTGCCTCTGTGACAGAACCTGTTTCTGCGGCACTTACTGCTGTTGCAAGTCCTACATAGATACTATCTCCAGGGGATGAAAAACTTAGAGAGTTATTCTTGAATATATAATGTAATATTCTTCTCTCAAGATAATTGGTTGACGCATTTGCTGTTGCCATTTTTTACTCCTATGTTCTCGGTCTTGATGGTAGACCAACTCTATAGCCATCTGTGTTTTCTCTTGCTTCACCTAAATCTTTTACTCTTTCTAAATACTGCATATACAATTTATCGTAGTTTTGTATAACATCTGGCTCACCTTTCATAAAAGTATAAGCCTCTACTAAAGATCCATAAAGCAAGGCAAAAGGTGCATTTGTACTAATCCAAGTTGTACCACTGTCGGCACCTGCGGTCAAACTAGTAGGTCTATAGTAATAATGTAATTCTAGTGTATAATTACTATTAGGGGTGGGTGCCACAATAAAGTTATCTTCATCAAATCTTGCATAATATTTTGGTAGTCCAGTTGTAGATGCATTAGGTGTGTATTCTCTTAAAAAGTTCACATCTTTCTGAAGTAAAAAACTTTCTGATCCAGATGTTGTTATCTGTAAAGAGAATGACGCTAAATAATCCGTAGGCACTGTTAGATATTGATCCGAAGACGTTAACGCACTTGTTACGTTTTTTCTAAAATAGTCAAGGTCAACACTTTTTAAAATTTTTTCTTCGGCTGCTTTAATAAAGTCTGGAAGATGTGTAACAAAAGTTGACTCACTATTATCTGTGTAATCTTGTATTGCTGTTTTTAATTGTGCTAATGTAAAACTCATCTATGTCCCCAGTGTTGCAGGCCCCGCAGTAACAGATCCACCTCCACCTCTTATTTCTCCAGTTATAGCAGTACCACTACTTGCTGTAAATGTGTATGTGTCATCGTCAACTTTTGTTATAGCATAGCCAGAAGAATTATTCAAAACAGTTGCCGTAAAACCATCAAATCCAGTAGCATCTCTAAAACGAACAGTGTCACTTGTTGATCTGCCATGCGAAGGTTCTATAACTGTTATGGTATCACTACTAGCACTACCCGATAAAAAAGGATTTAAAATTAATAAATTTTCCACACTGACTTCAGTTCTTTGATCTGTTCTTGGTTCAAACAAAGCTGTCGGATCTGGACCTGGATGATTAGGTTCTAATTGTGGATGTTTATCTTCATATTCATCGGGACCTACTTTAAGACCGTTCCATTCTTTTCTCATTTCACGCAAACGATAACGAAAGCCAGATCTATCTGAATATCCCCATGCTCTTTTACCACTTGCATACCTAGCCATTAGAAGCTCAAATAAGAAATATTAGGTGTTAACTTCAAAGGTGTGCTACTTGCATCTTCGGAAGCGGCTCTTTGAAACTCTTCTTCATAAATACTTTTTAATATTTGTATTCTATCGGGTGCTCTTTTGATTGCTATGTAGTAAGCAAGTCCTGCTGCCATACAAGGTAGAAATCTAAACGGAGCATCTGCATTGTTAATTAAAGAGTCTGCGTCTTGAATACGTCTTACATAGTAATAAACTAAAGTATATGAAGCATCTGGTGTAGACCACAATGTGATTGTAGGTGTTGTTTGTCTATCAAAAAAATATTGACTAGGTTGACCCGTAGATGCCTTATTTGGAATTGTTAAATACTCATTACGGCTCATCTGCGATAATGTAAAGTCTGTGTTACTACTATTTCTCAACACAACTTCTAGTAAATCAACAAACTCACTAGACAATGTATAAGTTGCCGTACCAGATGTTATAGATTTAGTTTCTTGTGTAACAGTCCATAAGTTAAGTCCTCTGTTTGCCCAATCAGCAAACATCAGATTTAATGAACGTCTAGCAGTTTTTGCATCATAGCCAGTTCTCATCTCTAAGCCACATCTTTCATATGCCTCTTCAATGAGTTCTCCAACATCTAAATCAAAATCTCTTGAATCTGAAGTTGCCACTAAACTTTACCGCCTCTTTTCATTCTTTTACCGCCGCCACCACCAACTATTTTTTTACCCTTGATTGGAGTCTTAACTCCTTTTGTTGGATTCAAAATTTTCATTTTTTGTTTTTTCTTTGTATTACCCATTATTTTTCCTTTTTCTAGTTAATGATTAATCCTACTTCTTTTTTCTTGTGTTGTCATCTCTGATCTTGTCTTAGTGGTAACATGCGTCTTTGGGCATCTCTTCTCTCCTCTTTATAACATCTACAAGACCATTTTTTTCTTCCACAATCTGGACAGTATCTAACTGGTCTTCCTTTTATTATTTCTTTTTTTTCGTTTTGGTTTCTTCTTACTTCCACTTGATATTGACTTTGTTATTTGTTTGCTCATCGAGCCTCTCGACATCCCCATTTGTATTTCTCCTACTAATAAAGTCTTCCCACAAAGGCTTCAACATATTGTTAATTTCAGAAACTTTCATATCTGTCATAGCAGTTCTTTTATCGACTTCAATAAGAGTTGATACAATCCAGACAATAGATCCAGCAATAAGGATCACAGCAACATTGCTTATTACTTTGTTTTTTAACATTTCCATCTTCGCCTCGCTTGTCTTAAACGGCTATTGGAATTTTTTGTAGCTATGCGAAGAAAAATGTCATCATATCTACAGTGCCTACAGTATATTTGATAGTTAAACCACTTTCAAACAACACTCCGTTTTGTGGAATAGTTCTATCAAGAGTCGTATTATCTGTGCCTATTGTTCTTGCTTTAAATAATACTGTGCCATCTTCTGGCGTTCCATCAATAAATTCTATAACACCTGCTGATCCACCAGACACGATTGAAAATCCTTTTAAACGAACTCTAATGCCACCACCCACAGACTGTGAGGCAGAAGTAGTTGCTCCAACTTTTAAGTTAGCTGCAAATTGAGCAGAACTTGTTACAGAGGTTATTGTTTTAAAATATTTGGTACCTGCAACAGCTTCGGCTGAACCTGTTGATGTAATAACTTCTGTTAAAGCATTACCAAAGACATCTGTGCCAACTATAGTATTTGTTTTTGCATTATCGCCAGTGCCAGTTGTTGTAACATTTAAAATTCTAGCACCACCAGATGCAAAAGATGAGTTTGCTATAGTAGCGGCAGTATTTGGTCTAGCTGCGGTAACTATAAAATCATCATCTGCCGCAACCTCGTCACTTATAAAGGCTGGTTTTACATCCGAAATTGTTCCTGCCATTTAAATCTCCTTATAAAAGATGGGGGAAATTAATCCCCCTTATTAATTCTATTCGTACATAGCTCTGCTTATTGCAGTGTAATGCACATTCACTGCTTCGGCTGCTGCCGCTCCAGCTTCAATTCCAATATAAGGAATAAAATCAACATCATCAGTTAAGGCTGCTGTTTTTGTTGTTCCCGTTGTAACTGCTGTTCCACCAGTTGAACCAGAAGTAGAAGTCACATTATATTGTTGTCCGTTAACAAATATAGATGCTTGTCTACTACTATCAATTTCAATTTTAAAATGATATGGAGTGTTAGCTGCTACTGTAATAGGCAACTGAGAAATGTAATCAGTTCCACCAATACTATGAACAAAATGCCATTTTGCATAATCAGTAAATGCTTCAGAGTTTGTTGCATCAGTTTGATATTTAAAAAATGCTTGGTTAGCATCGGTTGCTACTAATTGGTCATTCGTTAGTTTTAATCCTGCCCATACTTTCTGGTTGTCAAGTGCAGGTAACATTATAGAACATTCCCAATGAGTAGAGTTTTCTGTTCCCCATTGAACACCTGTCCATGCAGATATTGAATCTGTGTCACCAGTTCCTGCATTATCAAGGTGAGGTGCTAAAATTGACTGATCTTGATCTGCACCAGCAGTTGTCATATTAATTCCTGCTGAAGTTGTAGCAAAAGTACATAATGCAGAAGTCATATTAGTTCCTAAAACTTCAAAATTCTTTTGACCTGCTCTTGCTACTTCAACAGTTGATGCAGCGTCTAAGTTTGCATTAAGTATAGGTCTTTGTAAAAAATACTCTTCTAAGTAATATCTTCTACTATCTTTAAGACCATTTATTGTTGTTCTGTCCGAAATTAAGCCAGTAGTAGTATCTTTACTAATTAACTTAAAATTGTTTTCGGATCGGACTGGACCCGAAAAAGTTGTATTAGCCATATCAATCTCCTTGTCTTGGCAAATGTCAGTCGCACCATGCAACTGTCAAGGTTTAGTTTATTATACATAAAAAAAGGGCGACTGCAAACAATCGCCCTTAAAAAAAGATTTTATTTTCTTACGCTCCTGGAGAACCGAACACGGCACGAGGATCAGAGAAGCCGAAAGAGTATCTCTCTCTTGCTTTATATCTCATATTTCCAGTGTCGAAATCTGGATCCATAGCAGTTGACATAGCCATTCTTTCGAAGTGCTTAAGACCATTAGGTGCGTCTGTCTTAATGAAAAACGCATCTGTGTCTGTCAAGAAGTCATTGATGACGTAGCCGTTAGGAAGCATACCCATGTTCCTCATAGCGTTTGCATCATTGTCTGCTGTTCCAGGTCTTAGATTAGAGTTTAATAATCTCTCTGCGACAAACTGTAATTGTCTTGGAATGATTAACTTCATTCCTTTTAGAGCGATGATTAATCCTCTTTCATCTACGAAACCAGCGATCTTGATTAACGCATCTTCTAAAGATGTTTCGTTAAGGTCAGCGGCAGTTGTAGGCTCATTAGCGAAAGTTCCACCATTTGTTAATGGGTGATCTGTTGCTAACAATGCTTTACCATCACCACCAGCAGTTGATCCAGCTGTAAACGCATTATTTAATACATTCGCTGCCTTCACTTGCTTGGTATGTGCCATTGATCTTGCAAGTGCTCTCGTATAACGAGCAGATAGCTTGTCGTAAAGGTTATCCTCTACAGCTTCTTCTGTTATAGAAAACGCCATTGCAACAGTTTCATGGTTGTACCTTGAAGTGTAAGCCTCGTTTGCATCATCAAATGTGACACCAGAACCTTCTTGCTTAGTAGGTGCTGCTCCGAAACCACTCAACATAACCTCTTCTTCAAAGGCTCTGTCTGAACCCTCTGTGTCAAAGATTTCTGCATGTTGACCTTCATACCTATTATACTCCATACCAAAGAGAGCGTTCAAGCCAGGCTCTAACTCTTTGGCGAGTTGTGCTCTTGAAATAGCCATATTAGACCCTCCTTAAGATGCAGTAGCGTCAACGTCAGAAGACAATAACGCATGGTTGTTGATTTTCACTATGTATGAAACACCAGCAGCAGTATGATCCGCATTAGATACATCTTCGTGGATTCCTAAAATCATCACACAATTTGATGTATCTGTATCTTCAGCAGTTGATATATCTAGTACAGCAGAAGAAATACCGGTAGTAGTACTACCACTCGTTCCACTTGCAATATCAGCAGTCTTGAAAATATCTACTTTAGCAGTTGCTCTGCTCGTGTTACCACCATCAGCAGCGATTATAAATCTCTGTGACGGATCGTCATACACAAACCCTTTGATGTCAAAGTCAGTATTAGCTGACCCATCACCAGGCCAGGTGTTATTGAACCTTAACTTGCCAGTGGAGGCATCCACATACTCACATCCAGCAAAGATACCAACTAATTGGTCTCCGTTACCAGAAGCAGATCCGATCTGAATAGTTCCGCCAGTTAACTCGGCTTTGACTGGTGAACCTTGAAAGATCGCGGAAGCATCACTAGCAATAAAGTATTGACTCGTACCTTGAGTCGATGGACTTGAACCATGTTTACCAACAGGCTTAAATCCAAAAGCTACATTTGCATTAGCCATTTATTGCTCCTTCTAAAAGTTAATCGGATCCAGAAGTATTCATTTTACTTCCTTTACCGAAGGTTACACGACTTTGCCTATCTGGTTTATGGATAGGCATAGAGGGATGTTGTTCCCTCATCAAGTTTTCATCCACGGCTGTCATTTGATTGCGGGTCTGGTCCCGAAAATATTCAGTTCTCTCTTGCACCGTTTCTGTGGGTATTCGTGCCAACATTAAACCGCCGACACCAATAATTCCTTTGTTTTTACCCTCCTCAATAACTGGATATTTTGCAGCTACATCACCGTATTCATCGGCTTTGACTGGTTCCCATCCTTCTCTCATTCTGGAAAAAACATTTGATTTATCATCTTCACCACGAATGGAGGTTCTGATCCATCTATGTTCATATCCATCTGGAGCTGGGGGAGCATCCAACTTTGCTGGAGGTTGCCAAGGTTTTCTCCTTGAGGTATTTGCACGACTTGTAGTTTCTCGTGAAATTCTGTTTGTAGTAGCCATATTCTTACTCCTTCACATGCTTTGCATATTCTTCTAACGGGACGCCTAGTCTCTTTGCTATCGCAATTTGCGATGGAGTCAACTTGACTGTCCTTTTTCCTTTTGTCCCTGACCTTGATGCTGTATTACCAGCAGAAGCAACTCTAGGAGCATTAGACTTTCTGTTATCCGAAAACTTATGAGAGAACTCGGATCTAATTCTGTTATCTAGTTCAGTATAGTAGTCTTCGGTGTTTGGGTCAAACCCTTCTTGCTCAATCATTGTTTTATGTATGCCAAAAGCAGCATAAGTCATTGTCTGATCTTGCCCAAACCATGTATTATCTTGTGCCCATCTTTCTGCTCGAGGGTCTGGTTTTGGTGGAGCTTGTCGGGGTTGATCTTGTTGAGGAGAAGCAGATTCTTGTCTTTTTGCCTGCTCTTCTCTTTCGGCTTTTATTCTTTTAAGATTTGCCTCTTCCATAGCAATTCTTGAAATATTTTGTTGAGCATCATACAAAGCATCAGCATCTCCAGACTCCAATGCTTTCTTATATGCTTCTTTTGCAGCTTGAGATTGAGCAGTTACTCGTGTGTCAAACTCACCTACATAATTAGTATCTAGAGTATCTAGTCTTTGTTTGAGGTCTTCGTTCTGTTTTTTAACTGATTCTGCATAATCGAGTGCAGCTTTTCGCTGTCGCTCTTCTTCCCGAAAACGGTTCGTAAGTTTGCTAATACGTTTCTTAACAGTGTCCGAATATTCAGACAAGTCTTCATCATCTGCCACCGGCTCTTGATTTTCGGCTGTGGTTTCGGAATCTCCGACAACTTGATCTTCGGCGGTCGACCCCTTTTCCTCTTTATCTCCGTCATCTATTACCTCCACTTCTTCAAAAAGTTCTTCTTGTTTTGCGTTTTGCATACTAAACTCCGTATGTTTTTATGTCATCTGGGTTGACAATGGTTGCAATGACTTCATCGTCATTGATTATTCTAACTTCCCCACCTTCTATTTGGAATCGTGATCCAGCATAACGACCTATGCACACCCAATCGCCTTCTTTACACCAGTCACCATCGGTTCCAAATTTGTCTACATCCTTATAAGCAAGAGGTCCCGTCTTAATAACATAAGCTACAACTGTAGCTCTTGACTCTTTTTCTCTTACGGAATCTGGGACATGAATACCACCTTCAGTTTTCTCTTTACCCATATACGGCATGACTAATATACGCCATCCAGTGGGTTTTGGTACTCTATCTTTTAAGGATAACTCTGCTGATTCTTTATCTGCTTTTTTCTTAGCTTCTCTTTGTCTTAAAACGTATTCAGGCACTATCAATGTCATTGTCTGTTTTCTCCAGCAGGGTTC